GATCGAGATCAATCTCTTCGTCAGCCATATTTGCATTAGCGGAGAGGCGAATCCTCCGCCAAGATTTAGTCTTTTTCATCGCCGTTAGGGGACTAACCTAGACAGCAAGATTTTAGCTCCTAAGAGCTTAGCTCCGAGAGGTATCAAACCTCTTCAGATGCTTTTCGGAGCACGTGTACGAGTTGCACCACACCACTATCTTGTCGGGGTTGTCTGGGTGTTCAGCGATGTTGAGGGTAGAATGCCCAATAACGTCACTGGGATCCTTAGCCTCATCGCAGTACGAACACCTTAACTCCAATCCCCTGAAGTGAGGGCACAACTTGTACTGGAATTCCGAGGGGACATTCCTGTCTAAAATCCCGCAGAATTCGCAAACTCCTCCGCGCACCTGAGGATACCTCCTGGTGTACGGCACGGCTTGTACTCCTTGTCTTTCTACCTGCTTCACCCTCACTGGAGGAGCTATTATTACCGCTTCCGGTGTAGGTGTCGGCTCTGGAGCAATTTGGGGCTCCGTCCCCGAAGTATCTTTTTTAGCCATTTAATTGATTTGTTAACCTTTCTAACTCTTTCCGATAAATCTCAGTCAATTTTGAAAGCTCGGCGTATTTGTCCATCCAAGCCAGTTGACCTTGTAATCGGCAGATTTCTTGGGAGTCTTTTTCGACTCGAAGTTTCTTTTCTAAAACTTCTCTTGCTCCCAGGAAAACTTTGTCTTCAAGCACCTTCCAGTAAGAAGAGGCTGTAATGTGGCTCAATGCCTCCAAGATGTCCGTCACCTCCTGCCTCCTTTGGTTCAAGATTGGTTTCTTATCCACCACTGGCTCTTCTTCCAAAGTGCCGGAGATTATCTTGGAGTTGTTCATTAAGCAGTTGCTGATTGACTGTTAACGGACACTTCAACTTTCTCGCTGATGATGCTGGTAACAGCAGCGGTGTATCTTCGGAAAACACGGGCATTCACTCCGAGAACTGGAAGTCCTGAAACTTCTTTCTGTCCCAAAGTTGAAGCGCCAGCGTTACCGATGGTGGTCAAGATGCTTCCAGAACTCTGTACACTCCCAGTTGCCACGATGCTTGGGGAAACAACACCAGTCCTCACACCCAACGTAGTTACAGGGATAGAGAGCCACTCAGCCAAGACAGAAGCACCATTGGATATAATGCTAGTCCTCTGCACATCAAACCAAGTCGTGCCTCCGTCATCGGAAGTTTGAAAGGTTACGCTTGCGCCACCACCCATAATAGAGGCGTTGTATTTAACCACAACGTTATCGGTGTCTTGGGGGATGAGAAACGCATTCGCCACTCCTCCGTTTACCGAAGCTGGGCCGGTAGCCGTCAGACCATCATCTACAACAAGAACTTTCTTTAAGGGTAATCTTATCGCCATTTGTTTGTTTTTATTTTTTCGACCTATTTTGAAATATTTGCGTTGAACATCCTTTCAGCGGCTTTGTTCAACTTTGCTCTATGCGCCGCCTTCCCGTCAACTTTTTTATGGACTTTCGCCTTTGATAACTTTTTCATCATCTCCGCTTGCTTTTTGATTGACATCTCACGCTCCATCTTGTCTGACATTTTTCTCGCCTCCTTCTCGCTCATCTTGGGGTGAGCCATATGAAGCTTTTCATGGATCATGGTATTCACCACTTCCCCTTTTTTCGGGTTCACTTTCAGCACTTTCTTCTCTAGATCTGACTCCCCATAATGGGGTAGTTTTTTGTCAACCACTGTCTTGTAATTCTTAATCGCTTTTTTTCTCAACTGCCCCCTCCTCTGCATTGAGAGAGCGACAGCCACCGCCTGCCTTTGGGAAACTTTACGCCCTCTTATTCCTTCACTCTTTATCTTTTCGATTTTCGTTCCCACAGCAGTCTTCTTTAGAGCTAGATTCCTTCGTGCTCGGTTCATCTATTTACCCATTCGACTAATTCGTTGACCTTTGCCGTTAAAGCGTTCAAGTCTTCTCTGCCAAGATCCAGAGCTAAAGGAGCAATGCTTAACGGAACAACATCCTCTAACTCCTCCGCTGGAGCCTCAGGAAGAACCTCTTCAGATTCGCTAACGGCATCAACTTTTTTCCTTGCCATTTTAACTTTGCTATTATTTTTTTCATTCGACTTTTAATATTCAGTTGTTAAAACGCTTCCGTTCCCTGCAAGGGTTTTATATCCAATGGCGGTATAAAGCCCCTCCGCCCTGTTTACCCCCTGGACGCTGCCAGGATTAACATTGGCAGTGGCGATTGGGATGACGAAACGCCTCACTGTGTCTTTCTGCACTACGTTATCCCAGTTCTCGGAACCGACTGCAGTCTGGACGCTTGAACCCGTCACCACTGACGAATCAATAGTACCTTGGGTAAACCATCTTAAAGCAACATGCTGATTAACCGCTGACACTTCTAATTCGGTTGTGTTGTGCCCAAGATACAGAATAGAAGAAACTGTTGCGTTTTCCTTGTTAGTTCGGGCTTTAGCAGTTATCGGGGGTGAGTAATCTTGCTTGGGTTCACCCCCCTTGTCTCTCGGTAAATTTGGTGCGTAATTTCCCATACTTAGATTTTATTTTTATCCGACTTTATTGTTTGTGCTATCTCTGTTTTCAACGGGGAAGCAGCCGCCACGGGGTTGCGTTTTTCAAGTGAAGTAATTGGTCTATTTCCAATTTGAGGTTTCTCAACTTGTCCTTCCCCTGGCAGACTTCCCATCTGAGTTTGCTGGTCGAGCATTATAGCATACTTTTTTTGTTCTGCCAACTTTTGTTCGTGGTCTGCTATATGAAACCAGGTTGCCCAAGTCTTCGGCTGAACCTGAAGATGAATGTAAATATGAGTTTGGTGCTCGTCCTCCTCAGCTACTTGGGGCAATTCGTCTCTTTTAAGTTGCTCGTTCTCATCCTCGGCTTTCAATTCGTCCAAGGTAGGCGGGAACATCACTTCTACTAAGCTCGGGTCGTCAAGGAATTTGGGAAAGAAAACATGCTTGTTGAAACTCCGCATTCCCTCGGGATCCATAGTCATCTGGAGTTGCGGATAAAGGGCCATCAAGTCCCGCCGCAAAACCAGCTCTTTGTATTCAGCCTCTTTGGCGGAGTAGACAAAGACTCCAGGAGGAAAATCGGTCTGGAAATCTTTTAAGTCTATCTCTTCCGTGTCCACTCCTCTTACTCCCACGACATTGGCCATCTTTGAACCCAGCTCCTTGCCGTTTTTGGCGTAGCGGTGAAACCAGTGGCTCCAAAATTCCGCCTCCCCGAACTGGAGAACTTTGCTTTGTAGGGAGTGAGCCATATCGTCCAGTTGCTGGTCAATGGCTGCTTCGGTAGCTGTATTCTTCTTATTGGCGGGGTAAGGTTGCATCGCCAATCCCGTACCGATAGGTTCGTTGGCTTCAGTGGTAAGGAGGGCGATAAACTGAAGAAGTCCCGAACTCATCGGATCTTCGGTTGAAAGCGGCCAAACAGCACTCTCGTCATCCATTGGGATGTGTTGGTTAATCTGGCGGGAAAAGAACTGGGTGATGTCTCTTACTTTGTCGGGATTGTAACCATAGATAGGGTTAGCTCGGTCTTTGGCGGCGATAAACGCGAGGTTCAAAAGAACTGACTTAGCCCGGTGCTTATCTTCCAACAGGTCAGCAATAGAGAAGATAACGCTGGAGTGAGGTTCGCGGAAAGCTTCCTTGGTGACGATAGGCCACTTGCTATCCATCCTTATCGTTTTGCCTTTCTTATCTTTGACCTCTTCTCCGTCTTCCAGATCTAACTCCTCTTCCATCAAAATTTTAGAGATGTCTTTGTCTAGCCAATAGACCGTCTTCGCGCCTTTCTTGTTGTAGCCGTAAAACTCAAGGATCTGAAAAACATCCCCAGTGGTGGTGTCCTGAGGTGGAGTGGTTGCTTTCTTTGCCCTATCCCTTTGGGCTTTGTAATCCCAAAGCGTGGCATCAATGCCAGAAGGGATCTCATCTGTCTTCTTAATGCCCGTAATCTTGCCAGAAGCGATTAACCTCTCTACTTGCCACTTGTTCTTAGTAATCCACTTCCAGTAATACCGCCAATCCTGCGGGTCTTCAAAATAGGGGTCGTAGCCGAAAACCAGAGGGTTAATGACGTGAGGCTCCATTATCTTCCGCTTTTTGTTGAAGCGCAGGGTTTCCATATACCCCCTGCCGAAAAATAAAGTGTCCCAAATCCAGTCGTAATCGAGCTTGGCTTTCTTCATCTCGATGTAGTCGGACTGGGCAAGTTTGTTGTAGGAGTTTAATTGTTCTTGAAGAATGCCTTGAGATGGCAGGAATTTTATTTGGAGTTTGTCATCATAAACGCTCGAAAGCACACGGTTGAATAAAGACAAAAGCAGGGTAGAAGCAATATTTTGATCGTCCCTGCCGAGATTATTTAATAACACTAATTGTGCAACCTGCCTTTTCTTGCGTGTTTGGAGAAACTGGAAGCTCTCCTGGTATTTGTCTGAAATATATTGGGCGGTCATTTCTTTTTAGATAAAATTTCTTGAAGAGTGCGAGGCTTATCCATAAACATCGTCTGGAATCTCGCCTCGCATAAAACAGCGATCTGATAACCCCCCTTGGTGTAGTTGAATTTCGGGTCGGGGTTGTCGCTTATCGCCAAGCCGTCTTTCCAGAGAAAGTCCCTTATCTGTTTGGCGTGGGCGTTGAAAACATCTTGCTTGGAAGGGAATCTTTTAACTCCAGGGTTCTTCTTAAAAGAAAAAACCCTTACCACGAGGGGCTTGCCTGTGCCGGAGTCGATAAGCGGCTCTGACTTGGCAGCTACTTCCTGGCCATACCATTTCTCAAGCCCTCCTTCTGTTTCAAATTGTTCTCCTTTGAATTCTTTCGAATTTTCTACTGGATTACCTGCCATCCCATATATCCACCGTCTTATCATAGAACGGCTTATTCTGTTTTAAGACTCGCGCGCTTTTTATTGCCGTGTCTTTAATTGCCATCGTGAGGACTGCGGCGTCTATACAATTAGGTGAGGCGATGCCCTCTTTTAAGAGTTCTTCTTTGGGCTGAATTGAAATAACTCCATCCTTGTTTTTGTAGCGGATAATTTCAAATTCATTCCACCCCGAATTATAATATAGTTTCCCGCCAGATACAAGCCACTGCCTTTCCCGCCAATGCCATTCAGCTTTCAGGTTCTTAAACATCGAGTCTTCGGACTTCTCGCCAAAGCTCACCCCTCGCACATTGTAGTCCATATCCTTCAGGCGGTCATAAACTCCCTGTCCCACTCCGGTCTTGTCCACCACAATCATATCGGCTTTGTAATCGCGGTATTTTTCCATAATCACGCCCACCAAGTCCATTGTATTCTGAAGTTTCTGATTGAATAAAATCTCCTGTAGGTTGCCCGACTTCAAAACGATAGCTGAGGCATCCCCCCCAGCCGCCGGATCTACCCCCAGTATCTTGTATCCTGAATGGTTGTTATCGTGAATAAAGCTCGCTTGGAGTTCCCTATCGGTTAAAAGCCTAATATACCCTTTCTCATCTATCCCCTCGTCAAAAGCATCCCAATCCCCTTCCAGATACGCTTTACGCTGATTCTCCGGCAGAGATTCTAACGACTTGTAATATTCTTGTGGCAGATAAGGATTGTCGGTAGGAAGAGCAGGAACAAAGACAAATTCGTATTGTTCTTTCTCGTCAGGCGGGAAGATTCTCTTAACCCAGATATTTTTGACCCACGCTTCGCCTAAAGGATTACATCCCGCCAGAAATTTCACGTCCTTAATTCCCGGCCATCTGTGCCTTGACCTTAAAAAGTCAAAAGTAGCTTTGGGATTTCGGTTTATCTCGTCTATGCCAATGACAGCGAACTCAACCGACAAATACTTAGCAGGATCGTCTAGATTTCTAAAGGCGATAATCCCCGCCCCATACTCGGGCGAAAGAGTAAATTCTTTCCTTGCTTCATTCCAAGTCCCCATCCAAGGGGGAAATTCGTATTTAATTTTGGTAAGGTGTCTATCGTTTAATGAAGGATAATCTTCGGAGAATAATCCCGCCCGAATGCCTTTGATATCGTATTTGTCATAGAGCTTAATAAGCCAATAGACCATCATCCAGCGCAACCACCGGCTCTTTCCCGAACCAACCGAACCCCCGAATAAAGTGAACTTAAATCTTTGTGAAGCTAGTTGCGCTTCCCTCTGCTTCGGAAAGAAGTTAGCTAACTCCGTGAATTTTACTATGTCCGCACCACTTACAAGGGGCGTAGCCATGTTCTTTGTTGTGTAGCTTAAAAAGCCGACAAAAAATAAACCTCCTAATTTTACTCATCAATGCTAATTACTTTTTTGGTTATTTCGCCCGAAATATTTACATTATTTTGCGCAGTACCCAATAATCTATCTAAAACATCCTTATAAAACCTATAATCCCCCGCTCTAGCGCTTAGTATTCCTTTACTAATCATTTCAAGTTCTAATTCATCAGGTTTTTTATTATTTAATTTAGCCAGTTTAATTAAAGCATCGCGGTACAAAGTCGCATAGTTCTTCTGCCCCACGGGTCGTCCTTTAGGGTTACCAGATTGTCCTTTCCTAAACTTCGTATCCTGCTTTACGCCTGTTTTATCAGACGATTCTTGTTGCATTACCATTAGTGTAGTCTTCCCATCGCTTGATAATCACATCTACACACTTAGGGTCTATTTCCATCCCATAACAAATACGATTAGTTTTCTCACAAGCTATGAGAGTTGAGCCGGAACCGAGGAATGAATCTAAAACAATGTCATCTTGTTTACTTGCGTGGACTAATGGTTTCTCGCACAATTCAATCGGTTTTGCCGTAGCGTGTTCTTCATTTCTCCCTATTCTCCTTTGAACTCGCCATATATCTTGATAGTCAAGCCCATGGCGATTCTCTATTTTCGGTTTTCCCTTTTTACCTACTACAATAAGTTCGTAAGTAAATTTATAATCGCTTTTCGTATTGTCAAAACAATTATTTACACTATCAGTTACCAACCTCGTATATTCTTCTTCAGTAAGAGCATCGGCGAATATGTGACTCATCCAGGATGAGTCACCTTTCGGTTTCATCCCAGTATTATACGGCGGGTCAGTAAAAACCATATCCGCCTTCTTGCCATCCATCAGCTTCTCCACATCCTCTTTTTTAGTGCTATCCCCACACACCACTCTATGCCTACCTAATTGCCAAAT